TAACAGCACAATTCTCTATAGTTTGCGATTGGCACCTTCCTAAGTGATATGAGTGAGGACCGTAAAAGGTACAATCCATTCCATTCTCATTAAATAAATTACATAAATTTATAAATGATGTTGTAGAGCCTCCAGGATTAGACCACCCTGATAAAATTTTAATTTTCCTCATTGTTCTTATTTAATAATTTATTATATAAATCTAATCTATGGTGAACAACTTTGTTTATATCAAAGTTTTCATCTACTATTGATTTTAGATTTCTACCCATTTCCAATACGTGCTCAGGGTCTTTAATACACCTAGTAAGAATCCTAGTCCAATCTGATTTTTTGTTTTCCTTAGATATTAAATATCCAGTAACTCCATTTTCTATAACTTCATCATAAGCACCACAATCAGTAGCTATTAAAGGTATACCATATCGACCTGCTTCCATAACTTTAATCTCAGATTTAGAATCATTAAAGTTATTCCACTCTAAGGGTGCTATAGCTACATCTATATGACTGTACATAGCTCCATAAGCGTGTGATGGCATAGCTTGGTATACTGTCCAATTTTTATGTCTTTGAGGACCTACTAAAACTCTAGTATATTCATCCCATACCTTCTGCTGCCAATCTTCTTTTCCTTGCTCTCCTAGGGGAGGTCTTCCGAAAAAATTCCACCTTACATTCTCAGGTCCGACCTTGGCGTTTACACTAATGCCAAGTCCTGGAACTTGTTTAACATCTTGCTCATGATGTATTCCTCCTACCCATCCAATCTTGCAGGGTTCTTTCTTTGAACGTCTATAATCCTTTGGCATGTTCCAACAAGGTAATTGAAAATCTATAGCATTTTTAATTACTGCTAACGTGCCACGGACGTGAGGTTCTATACGTTTTGCAAACTTTACTTGAGTTACGGTAACTAAATCTGCGTTTTGGTACATACCTACTGTTAACTCACTTAAATTTCTCTCTTGATAAATATCATACAGTCGATGACCTTTATATATTTCTGTCAGCAAATCATCTGTATCAAAGTGAATAAAGCAGTTATGGTTTTTAGCAGCCTTAAACAACTCTATCATGAACGCAGGTCCAAAGTTAGATATATTCTGAGTCATCATAATATCACACCATTCCAAATCCTCAGACTGTCCTGACGCAGAATTAGTTTGTATATCCCAATTGATAGGATTCTTATTTAACCTAACCTCAACTTGGTCTCCACAAATCTGCTGCAGTTTTTGAAACGGCATAATTGCTCTATAATAGGAACAGCCCCCTTCGTTTGCAGGTACTACTAAAATCTTTAACTTGTTATCCATTTAATTTAAATATAAAAAAGAGTTACTCTTAAGGTTATGCGAACATTTTACCTCAAGAGCAACCCAACACAAAAAAATAACTAC